ACTCAACACCGGCCAACTGTCTGGGCGGGTTCCCACCCGAATACCAAACGCTGCTGTGGCATTATCCAACATGAAGTTGGTCAAGCGCTCCTCATGGTTCCCCGCCAACCATTTGATTTCTGCCTCTGGGGCAGCAGCCCTTATGGCGGCACACACTTCAGTGGCCCGATCCACAGCAGCCTGAGTAGTCTGCTGGAACGCCGGAGATAACCGGTACTTGCCCAACTCTGGGAGGTCTAGGTTGTCCCCGACCAGCACCACCATGTCAGGATTGATCTCCTTAGTGATAGTCAAAGCGATGGCGATGGCCTGCTCGTCGTGAGTGGGCTCTAGGGTGTCTTCCTTATTACGGAAGTACCCGATCTGCATGTCGGGTAGGACCACACAGGATTTTAGCGCCGCTTTCTTCTTGGTGGTAGTGCTCTTGGGAAGTTTAACTGCGGGTCCGGGCTGGATGACCGGCCATTCTGGACCTTCTTCCCACGCCGGAGAAATCTGGATACCAACCAAGTCGTGAATCTGCGCTTCACCATCTGAATCCTTCGTTAAAGACTGATAAAGGGACACCTTCTTGATGTCCCCAATGTCTTCCAAGTCTATGTCATGGCGATCCAGTAGAGCAGCCAGTTTACCAATGGCTTGCTTGGGTGGACCCTTGTCCAGTTTGCTGGACAGTTCGCTCACGTTACCCATTCGTCGTCTCCTCAGATCGGCAACTACATACGTCACGGATGTGTCGTTGGATTGTCGCAGAAGAAATAGGATGACCCTGAGTGGTCAGCACATTTGCCAACCACGCTGACGAGTAGACCTTACGTTGGCCGTTGTTGTCGTCGCCTTGCACACGCTCCAAGGCTCGATCCAAAGCGCTCTGCTCTTCCTCTGCCAACCCGGAACGCACACGGGAATACAGACACTTACGATGGATTGGATCTCGTAAGGGGGTCTCTAGCGCTTCGACTAGAGTTACTGGAGGTACATCGCTCGACACAGCATCTACTCCTTCTGCTACCACTCATGTTACACGACATGACTGCCTCATGTGGGCACGTCACTTCTTTGCTGCTGGTTTCCTCCGTGAAGGCTTCTTCTCCTTCACATGCCAGTCTAGGTGATCGGTGAGCCTTTCACCGTTCTTGTCCACAGACACCTTAACATCCGCAAGGGACTTCACGAGACCTTTCAACCTGTTAGCCACGTCAGCATGGTCCCTCTGGTTCTCATCCCTAAAGCGTCGTAAGAACAAGCCTAGCACCCCGAAGGAACCAGTGACCACCGCAGCCACGACAATGCCCCACGCCTCAGTCATGGTAGAGTGACTCCATGGAGATCACACTGAACGAAGACGACTTCCTCGCCATCTACGATACGTTTGCCGCTCACTACCTTGGGGGTGGGGACATCACCGAGGCCGAGGAGGAGGAGTTTGACCAGTTGGTGGCTCTGGAAGACCGAGCGTGGAAAGTGGTGCAGAGGGTTTACGCTAGACATTATAGTGAGTAGTACCTGTCGTAATCGCCAATGTCATGGAGGTACTGGTCAAAGTTGAAACCGGGCCTCTGGCCCCCCTTAATCCTCTTCCAAGTACCCCATGTTTGTGCTTGTGCCGTGCTGGGTAGGTCTATCCCCTGACGAGCCGCTGCTGTACGGTAGATGTCAGCGAACTTGTCGTACCTACCAGTCGCAGACAACCCTCTCTCTCCTCCTGTAATCACCGAACCCGTAGCGGCATCGTGGGCATGGCGGTCGACAGTCACCCATGCAGGATCACTGGGGTCTTTCAGGTTGCGATAGAAGTGATACGACTTGTTCCTAGGGTTGCGTCCTTCTGACCCGCCTGTAATCACAGTATCTTCCGGGTTGGCACCTCGTAGCATGTCACTCGCCTTGTCCGTCTGAACCTTTCCATAGGGCTCAAAGGTTCTACCTGTAGTAGCCATGGAGTGAGCATTAATGAGGTTGAGATCCCACTCTACGGATGGGCTCAGTGCTGCTATCACACCAGCGCCTACGTCAGTGGCGTCTGAGTCAATGCGGTGACCGGCCAACTTTCCCATACGTCGGGAGTGGTCTTGACCAGAGGGGTACCACTCCCTACCAGCCCTGACCTCTTGTGCCGTGGACTGGCCGAGGATGGTCTCCACGTTGGTAACCATCGTGTTGAACTGGCGTGTAGCCAGTCCGCGCACGGCAGAAGGCGCACTATCCCTAGGCCACCCGCCTTGAAAGAGGACACCGTACTTGTTATCCTCGGTCGCACCGTGCCAGCCGGGTGGCCTTACCAGACCCTCAACCCCACGGACAATGTGGAGTGGTGATTTGTCCATGACCCTGCCCCGCTGGCAGGATCAGTCGTGGACGCGAGTGGCGTTAGGCCGGTTCATGTGTGCGCCAGAGTTGAAGGAACGCTCAAACTTGGGCATTCCGTCACCAGCCACGACGCCCTGAACGAACTCTCCAAGGACCGACGGGGCCTCAATCCATGAAGCGGAGCCGACGTGGGCACGCTCCTGCATCGTGACTTCGGCTGGCTTGTAGAACATCGCCGGGTTGTTGTGGTTAGGGCGTCCCGGGACCGAGGAGGTGTCAACGTACGAGCCAATAGCGAAGTCATTAGGGACATCGGTATCAGTCGCAACACCTTCCTCAAATCGCAGGGAGCCTCGCTGGCCGGGGATGTCCGGGCCCATCGAGCGCTCAAAGACGTTGCCTGCAACCTCAGGAAAGAGGGGTGCTGGTGCAACTGTTGGATTCATTACGTTCGCCATGGAATCCTCCGAGGATTACGGGTAGGTACCTTGTTATATGATACCACTAAACAAAGAACGGATTCTCCGCCACGGTCACCGTGGGCATAATGTCGTGAACTGACATAGCACAGGCCAAGGCCAAACTGTCGGGGTAATCATCGAAAGCACCCCTCTCGTCAGGGGCTTCGGCCAGCAAGTATGGTCCTCGGTTGATGCGCTCTAGGTCCAGCATCTGTTGATTAAACTTCTTCCAACGCCTAGTTCTCTTAGCCTTGGAGTGTCCCGGGATGACCAACTGGTCCCGCTGTACCAACTCCGTGAGGTGTACCCAACGCTCGTTCTGTGCCTTGGCATCAGATGAGATAGACAGGACTTCAATGTCTGGTAACAGTAGTGCCAAGCGTTCCGCTACTGCCCCGCCCACTCCCTGTGCGTCGATACCCACCCTCATTACCTCATAGTTTCGTACGAAGTCAACGATCTTAAAGTACTGGGACTCCCAGTCGGTGTCATGTAGTTCCAGCCAGTTCAGAACCCGGTGCTCAAAGAAACCCAAACCATCGGGATGGTCCCAATCAACCCACACAGCAGTAGCCACTGTAGAGTCGTTGGACCTAGCCACGTCAATCCCCATGACAATAGGGGTCCTCCACCACTCGGGGACCAGTGGCATAGACGGATCGTACAGCCGACTCAAACGGTCCTCGGTGACGAACATGCCCTTCTCAAGCATCCAGTGGTTGAGGTAGGACATGCGAAACTCATCGGAGTCCTCCCCAATACGCACCTTCTCCTTGTTGATGAACTTGCCATAGTTCTCGTTGTACTTAGCCGCTACTTTCCAGTCATACTCAAAGTGGGCCGTGCGTTGCCCGCGCTTCTTGTTAATGTCACGACGTTTATTAAACTGAATCATCTTGTAGAAGTACGACTTGTTACGAGTAGCCGTACCAGTTAGAGCGATAGTGCCATTGTTGAATGCCAACATGGGCTTGATTGACTTGGTAACCACATATTCGTCAGCCTCCTGAGCCTCATCCACAACGGCGAAATGGTAGGTCTTGGACTCAATCTTGGCCTTAGGGTTACACGTCTGCATCCGACAGAGCGACCCAGAGTTCTTCAGGGATACAATCTTACCCTTGCCTCTAGCCCCACCAGACGCTGCCCGGTCGTCAATCTCGGGGTCCAGTAGGAACTCTAGAGCATGGTCGCTGGTAAGACGAGTAACTATACGACCAAACACCGTGTCAGCCTGATCCTCAGTGGGGGCAAACACCCCACACCACAGACCCTTGCTGAACTTACTCAGCCACAGGGGATAAACCTTAGACAACTTAGGAAGGATAACCATCAGGGAAGCAATGACGTTTGACAGTACCTCCGACTTACCACTCTGCCGAGTGGCTATCAGGGTCAGTTCCTCACCGTCTCCAATGACAATGGATTCAATGAACCTGTAGGCGATTGGTACCTGATAGGGAAAGAACTCTACGTCACAGAACTCTTCTGTAAAGATAACTAGTTTCTTGCACAGTTCGTCTACAAACTCAGCCGATGCCTCGTCCAGTTCAATTTCCAGATCAGCGATAGACTCAACGCCATCATCTTCCTCTACCCCTGACTCTGGTTCTAGGAGGTCGGTAATCACTCTTCCCTCTCCGACAACTCATCCCACATTGCGGCAAGCATGTCCAGTCTGGTTGATACCTCGTCTGCCCCACGAGCGTGGTGCCGCCACTGGTCGTATGCCTGCCCCAAGTTCATAATCTCTATGTCCAGCCATTCCTTCAGTTCCGAGGTAGTCAACTTGGTGATCCGAGAAGGGCGCTCCAATGTGCGGGTTGGGTGCTCCTGCTCTCCTTGCCAGAACTTCAGTGCCACGAGCCTATCTCCTCTGGTTTCCCCGGAAGTCGTCGGCCAACCAATGAATGGAGTAGCCCTTCTTCCACTGTGTAATGTTCCGATGGTTTACAAATACCTATTTGGAATGTCCGGTACGGGACCACAACCTGCATCCCACGACCGGTCCTCCACGGGTAGTCTGTTTCCCTCATAAAAGACATCCGTAGACCGATCTTCTTGACGGTCGTCTGGCGTGTCAGCCAGTACACAGGTCCAACTCCCTGCACCAGATCCAGCGTATCCCGTAAAACTAGCCACCAACTAATAATAGCACCAACCAACCCGCCCACTAACCACCAGCCATGTAAGAATGGCAGTACAGGAAATAGAAGCAGGCCGATAACTAGGGGGCTATACCCCAATACTTTACTTGTAATAGTCATACCAAGTGAAGATCAGAATAATGGCGAGGAGGGCCATGCACCCTAAAGAACCCCAGTACAACATTAGAAGTCCGAGAAGTATGGCATGTCTTTGGATTTAGCCTCATGGTAGCCGATTCCATTTAGAGTGGAGTTGATGAACTTACCCTTGGATGTGCCGGGGGAATGGAAGTTTAGGTATGTGTGGTACGGAACATTTGGGTACACGTATTCTCTCTTGCGATTACCTTGCTTGATAAACCTAACGCACAAGTTACCCACACCGCTGTCGAACTCGTCTTCGTCGTCGGGTACATACTTGTAAGCGTCTACACGGGTGCTGGCTGGGTACTCAACCTGAAATCGAGAGCCCTCCTCACGCTGTGAATCAAGCGATGTGGCGCTTCCCAGCGTACCTGACTGTCCCGAACTTTGGTTATCTGCTAGATCGTCAAGTGACTCTCTGGACCTATCCGGCGTCGGCCTCTTTCCTGAGGTTGCAGGCATCGTCTGTGGGCTCCTCGTCCTGTGACCCAGACAAAGCGGCACGAAGTTCCGTCACCATTGCTGCTAACACGACGTTTTCGCCCTGCAAAGCGTTTAAACGGGTCTGAAGTTCGTTGATCACCGTCTGGGGGTTGAGTTGAATGTTGTCTGCGTCCATGTTGTACCCTTTCACTGGCACGGTTTATATCTCAAGTACAGTGTATCAGGTGCCCTCTAACTCATCAGCCAATCCCCGCAACCTGTCCGCAACAGTAGGTGTGGTGGCACCGATGCTTTCAGACTCAGCGGTTTCCTTCTCGGCTGCTTCTCTGACAGCAACCATCTGAGTGACGGCTGCCCAGTCAATGTTGGGACTGAGTGGATCAGGGCCGAGATTCTCCAACTTGTAGTCCGAGATGTCCCAAGCCATGTTCTCAGGCGAGACCGCAGGACCGCCGTAGTAGGCGTCCAGCCATGCCCATGTAACAGCCGTCTTGTCGGTGACTACGATGTTGTGGCGAACCCACTCGCCTCCGTCCACACGGCCCCGGATGTAGCCTTCATCGAAGTCGGCCTCACACTCAAACAGCACCGCAGGAGCACCTACTTTGAGTTGTCCAACTTTGACGGAGTCCCCCCACTTGGGCTTCTGTCCCAAATGGTAGAAATACAGACCGATGGGCATGTAGCCGTCTTTGGTTTTGCCAAACCATGTGCGGAACGAAAAGCCATCAGGATTGGGCCGTCGGTTGCCGTGTCCATAGGATCGCCCCTTTTCATCTTTCCAACGAAGGTCAGCAAACCCGATTGTCTTTCCGGTACTGTGGG